GCTTTTGATTTCCAAGGACTGACAACAACTTCGGTCTGGACTGGATCTTCTCAAATGCAGAAAAGTGCAGGAATTGGTGCAACTACAACACCTTCAGGAACCTTTACCGTAGGGTTTAGTAGTGCTGGTGGTGGAATATTTGATATATCAATGGGATCCACTGCTACAAGAGATCTATCTGAAGGTAGATATGAATACAATGTTCTAGTAAGTTCTGGAGCAACAATTTACAATATAGTAAATGGAAATATATTAGTTCATGCTGGAATTGCTTCCGCACCCTAAATATAATAGAGGTAGAGTATAAATGGCACAACCAGGAAGTAGATCCGAATTTAAACAGTATTGCTTAAGGCAATTAGGTGCTCCAGTGCTGGAGATTAATGTCGCTGACGAACAATGCGAAGATAGGATTGACGATGCTATTCAATATTTCCATGAAAGGCATTTTGATGGTGTAGTTAGAACATATCTTAAGTATCAAATAACTCAAGCTGATATTGATAGGGGAAGAGCATCTGTTTTAACAGGAAAGAAAAGAACAGGAATAACAACAGAAACTGTAACAGCAGATATTGCAGGAACAGAATCAGACTTTGAGTGGTATGAAAATAGTAATTATATACCAGTTCCATCATCTGTTATTGGTGTAGAAAAAATATTCCGTTTTGGTGGAAGTAATGCAATATCAAATAATATGTTTAGTATTAAATATCAATTATTCTTAAATGATATTGCTTTTAATCTTGGATATAATGGACTTTTAAGTTATGCAATGACACAGACATATTTGTCTGATATTGATTATCTATTAACCACACGTAAACAGATTAGGTTTAATCAGAGACAAGATAGATTGTATCTTGATATTGATTGGTCAGCATGTGAAGTTGATGAATTTATTGTTCTTGAATGTTTTAGACTTATGAATCCAAATGATTATACTAGAGTGTGGAATGATTCATTCTTGAAGAGATATGCTACTGCTCTCATAAAGAAACAGTGGGGGCAAAATTTATTAAAGTTCCAAGGTGTTAAATTACCTGGTGGAATTGAAATGAATGGAAGACAAATATATGATGACGCAGAAAAAGATTTGGAAATTATTAGAGAACAAATGTCCAACACTTATGAACTTCCACCGTTGGATATGATAGGATAGATTATGCTCAATCCATTTTTCCAACAAGGATCTAATTCGGAACAGAATCTAGTTCAAGATTTAATCAACGAACAGTTGAGGATGTATGGTGTTGAGATACATTATCTTCCTCGTAAATATATGAATGAGAAGACTATATTGAGGGAAGTGGTTCAATCAGTATTTGATGATTCTTATCCACTTGAAGCATATGTAGATAATTTTGATGGATATGCAGACAATCCAACTTTACTTTCAAAGTTTGGTATTGAGCAAACTAATGAAGTAACTCTTGTTATTTCTAGAGAAAGATGGGAAACATATATCCAACCATTACTTAAAAACGAATCTAATGTAAAGTTAACTACCCGACCTAAAGAGGGTGATTTAGTTTATTTTCCACTAGGTGATCGTTTATTTGAAATCAAATATGTTGAGCATGAAAAACCATTCTATCAGTTAAAAAAGAATTACGTTTATACTCTTAAGTGTGAACTCTTCCGTTACGAGGATGAGGTTATTGATACTGGAGTTTCTGAGATTGATGATACATTAATCGGTGATAATGCAGATGGAACTTCTGAAGATGGTCTATCAACATTACTTGGATCTTCTCAAACACTAACTTTAGTTGGCACTGGTGCAACTGCTAGTGCTGTAGTTGGTTATACTACAGATGGTGCTATTAGACTTATTAACATAAGCAATAGAGGTGGTGGTTATAGTGCTATTCCAACTATTGGAGTAAGTTCTGCTCCTTCAGGAGGAGTAACTGGTATTCTCACTGCTACTATGATCAGTGGAATTAACGTATGTAATTTAAATATAAGTAATAATTTAAAATCTGTTCAACAGGTTGTAATTACAAATCCAGGTGCTGGATATACTTTAGCACCAACAATCCAAATAAGTGGTTCTGGAGGGTCTGGAGCAGCAGGAACAGCATTTATAGGTGATAATACCATAGGTATAGTTACTATCACTTCAGGGGGTTCTGGATACACTACAGCACCTACTGTAACGGTCTCTGCACCTAATGTAGGAGTAGGAACCACTGCTACTGTTGAAGCTGTTGTAAGTGCTGCTGGAACTATCAGTCATCTTCATATTGTTAATGCTGGTGCTGGATATACTTCCACTCCAACTATTACTATTGGTGATCCTTCACTTGACAATAGTGGTAACTTCAAGTTTAATGAAATTGTAACGGGATCTATAACTGGTGTGAAAGGTAGAGTAAGAACTTGGAATGCAACTACAAATATTTTAGAGGTGGCAAATGTCTCTGGAATGTTTAGTATTGGAGAAAATATAACTGGTGGAAGTTCTGGTGCTGTTCACTCTTTAAGAGTTGTTAGTGAAGATCCCCCAGATGATGGATTTGCTGATAATGTCAATATAGAATCTGCTGCAGATGATATTTTAGACTTCAGTGAACAGAACCCATTCGGTATTCCCTAAATATAAGATACTAGGACTATAACAATGTTTGAATATTTTTATAACGAAATCTTGAGAAGAACCATTATTGGTTTTGGAACTCTGTTTAATAGTATATCCATTAAACAAAGTGGTGGAGATACTGACGCTAGTATAATTAGAGTTCCTCTTGCATATGGACCTACTCAAAAGTTTTTGGCAAGATTAACTCAGTCACCAGATCTTAATAAAGCAACATCCTTATCATTACCAAGGATGTCTTTTGAGTTTACTGGTTTAACATATGATCCTTCTAGAAAGGTAACTACAACTCAGAAAATTATAATTCAAAATCCAGATTCAGATACTCCAGATGAGAAAAAGGCATATATGCCTGTTCCTTATAACATGCAATTTGAACTTGCTGTTATGACTAAATTGAATGATGATGCCTTACAAATAGTAGAACAAATATTACCATATTTTCAACCATCATATAATTTAACGGTAAATTTAGTAGGTAGTATTAATGAGAAAAGAGATATTCCTATTGTTTTAGAAAATATTACTATGCAGGATGATTATGAAGGAGATTTTGAGTCTAGAAGAGTTCTTCTTTATACTTTAAGATTTACTGCTAAGACCTACCTCTTTGGTCCTGTTTCTGATGCTTCCAAGGATATTATTACCAAGTCTACAGTCAACTATCTTACTGGGACAGATACATCCAATGCACAACGCAATCTTACATACTCTGTTGTTCCTAGAGCAATTCAGAACTATGATGGAACTGTTCTTACTAACTTGGCACAAGATATCACTGCTACTCAAACTACATTTGAAGTTGAGGATGGTGCTTCTGTTACAGCATCTTCTGGATCAACAAGTGTTTATATTGATGTGGGTGGAGAAGAATTATATGTTAAAGCAGTTGATGGTAATAAGTTGACTGTTAAGAGAGGTCAAGATAAGACTACTAAGGTTCCACATGTTCGAGGAACAGATGTTAAGTCTATTACATCTGCTGATAATGCATTGGTAGAGGACGGTGATGACTTTGGATTTAGTGGATCATTAACTGGAGATTAAAGTGAAAAATAACTTAGATGATGCTTTTAATATAACACCTTCTGAAGTAAGTGATACTCCAGAAGGAGGTTGCACTACTAGAAAAGACCAACTTACTAATGTTAGTAATGTTGGTATAAACAGACCAGATAGATTCACTAAAGATGATATAACTAAAGACTATGAGTATACTCGTGGTAATCTTTATAGCATCATAGAAAAGGGTCAGGAAGCAATTAATGGTATTCTTGAACTTGCACAGGATAGTGAGATGCCAAGAGCATATGAGGTCGCAGGACAGTTGATTAAGAGTGTTTCTGATGCAACTGATAAGTTAATGGATCTTCAGAAGAAACTAAAAGATGTTGAGGAAGATAGTCCTCAAAAAGGACCAAATACAGTTAATAATGCACTCTTTGTTGGTTCCACAGCAGAACTAGCTAAGTTATTAAAAAATGGAGTGAAGGAACAGAATAAATAAAAAGAGGAGAGAAATCCTGAAGTATTAACATACTCATAAAATGCCGAAAGACGAATTGCCGTCGTTGGATGATTTTACGGAGAATACCGTAGAATTGCCATCAGTCGATGAATTTATAACAGAAGAGAAAGTTGTAGAAGAATTACCTTCTGTTGAAGAGTATGTCGTAGATTTAGAAGAGAAAGTAATATACGAAAAACCAAATTTACCTTCATTAGAAGATAAGATAGTTGATGAGAATTTACCAACTATTGAGGATTATATTGAGGAAGAAGAAGTAGTAAAAGAAGAGGATATTGAAATTACTGGTGGTGTTTCTTTTCAGGATTATAGTCCTGAAATGCAATTTAGAGATTATGAATTTATTGATATTATCAAAAGACCTGAGTGGAAGGAATTAGTTGGTCTTGTTAATGAGGTAAGAGATAATATACCAGATATCCCAGAAATAAAATATTATGATGATGACCTTGAAAAAATATCAGAAACTATTGAAGAGTTACGCTCTGAGATACCAGTAGTTCCTGAAGTAAAGTATTATGATGAAGAAATAGATCAGGTTAAACAAACAATATCTGATCTACCAGAAGTAAAATATTATGACCAAGAAGTAAGTAATTTAGAAGAAAGTTTTTCTGAATTAAAGGAATTTGTATCTAATATTCCAAATTATGATGATGAGTTAAATTCTCTAAAAGATAAATTTAATTATGATATTCAAAACGTTTCAGAAAGTATTGAAGTAAAGGATTTTGAAAAGAAAGTTGATATTGATAATATAAAAAGTAATTTAAAAGAAACTAGTGAAAAAATATATGAAGAATTAAAAAAATCTTCCGATCAGATACATGAGTATAGACTTCATCTAAAGGATGATGATAGAAAATTAAAGAAACAGATACTAGGTCAATATAATACTTTAAAGGAAAATATTGAGAAAAAAGTTAAAGAATTTAATACTAAAAATATTGAATCACAAAACGTTATTACTGGTTCTCTTAAAGATTATTTTGATGAACTCCAAGAGAAAATTACCAACATACCAGAAGTAAAATATTATGATAAACAAATAGAAGAATTAAATAACAAATTTGATATTGATATTCAAGAATTACGTGAAATAGTAAATCAATTAAAAGAAACTCAGAAACAAAGTCTTCAAGAAAATTTATTAGTAGAACCACCAGAGGTTGATAACGAAGATCCTTTAACTCCATTGGATCAGAAGTTTGTAACCTATGAAAAGTTACAGGAGAATTATCAATTATTTGTAAATAGGGTTCAACAGCAATTAGCATCCTTTGGTGGTGGTGGAGAAACCAAACTTCAATATCTTGATGATATTGTAGGTATTGCCACTAATTTAAGTGCATATAATGGAATGTATCTTAGGTTAGATACATCTCAACCTAAAGGCAAGAGCTTTGTATTTGAGTCTGTTGACAGTAATACTGGATATGCAAATACAGCAGGTATATCAACATATGCAGTAACCGCAGGAATAGCAACATATGCAGAAACTGCTGGTATAGCAACTTATGCTTCTAGTGCTGGCATAGCAACTTATGCTACCACTGCAGGAATTTCTACTGATGCAACAAATGCTGGATACGCAAAAACAGCAGGTATATCGACTACATCACAGGGAATCTCAGGAACTCCTAGTATTACAATACAAAATTTAACTGGTGTTGGTGCTACATTCTCTGGTAATGTGACAATCGGTGGAACTTTAACATATGAAGATGTAACAAATATAGACGTTGTTGGTCTTATAACTGCTAGAAGTGGAATAGATTTTGGTAGTCCTTCTGTTGTTAGAATTGAAAGCGCATCATCTACTAAGGAAGCAACATCTCAAGCATCTGTAGATAGTTTTACTGCATCATCATATAGATCAGCACAATATCAAGTTCAGATTACAAGAGGATCATCTTATCAAATGACAACTATAAATGTTTTACATGATGGGACTAATGCATATCTATCAGAGTTTGGAACTATAAGGACGGGAGTAAATCTTGCTACGTTTGATGCAGATATTAATAGTGGTAGTTTAAGACTTTTGGCAACTCCAACATCTTCGGACTCGACTGTATTTAAAATTACAAAAACCCTTACTGCAAGTTAAAATGTCTATATAATAAACTAGTGATATATTATTATGAAAAAATGGATAGGTATTAGTCTAGGGACTTTAGTGGGTATATCCCATATAGGTATGATAGGAATAATCTCTAGGAAGGATTCATTCCCCAAGTTGGATTTGCCTATTGGTGAATATACTTCTTATAATGTTATTGCAAATAAAGAAGGATATACGATAAATTATAGAGCACATGATCCAAGAGTATTGGTAAAGTCTGAAGGAGTTGAGAGACCTGCTGGATTATTAGGATTAGGTAAAGCAAAAATATCTAAGCATGAACAGTATTATATTACACCATCACAATCAAAGTCTGGTGGATTAAGTGCGAAAGATATCGCATGTATTAAGAAGAAAGGTGGTGGTGAACAAACAGGTAGATTGGTAGGTGGTGCTTTAGGAACTGCTGCTGTTACTCAAACTGGTATGGCATCTATCCCTATAATTGGATGGGTTGTTGCTGGTGCAACCACTATGATGGGTATGGATCAGGGTGCAGAAATTGGTGGTCAAATGGCAGAAGATTTATCTAAGGAATGCGAAGAAGATAAATAAACATACAGAGTCTGTCTCTTTTTATGAAAAAGTGTCCCCAAGGCGAATACTATTGTAATGATAGTAAATGTTGCAAACCCATCCCTAAAGGATGGCATATAATGCGTGGTGGTTATATAATGAGGGATGAAGATCATAAAAAGAAAAATGGTAATGGCAAAAAATCTAACGGATCTTCTAACGGACATGGGAATGGTTCAAATGGTAATGGTAATGGTGGTAACCACTCTAGCAATAGTGGGAGTAATGGCTCTAATGGTGGTGGAGGAGTAAGTGAATCCACATACCTACCAAGAAAAACAGGAAATATTATAACAGCAATGTTGGCATGGAGAGGAAGTCAGTACAGTCTTCAGATGTTCTTCCCCCATATCAAAACCCCCTCACGCAGAGAAGTACAGGATCAAGTGAGAAAAGTGTATCCTAATGCTAAACTCTGGAATTACAAAGTTTCGGACTATGACCCAGGAGAACCTCTCCTCCAGATCGGAGGAAAACAAAACTAAAGATTTAGAGAAGAAAGTAGATCAATTAGAAAGAACATTAGAATTAGTAAAGAAAACCCTAGATCATGATAAACAAATGAATGCACAACAACCTAAACAATTAAAATTTGGAAAATATGAAATGACTTAATTATGGATGACATTTATTTAGGTAATCCCAATCTAAAAAAAGCAAACGTTGCTCAAGAATTTACTCAAGAGCAAATTGAGGAGTTCATGAGATGTGCAGCAGATCCTGTATATTTTGCTAAGACTTACATGAAGATTGTCTCTCTTGATGAGGGACTTGTTCAATTCTCACCTTATGATTTCCAAGAGAAGTTAATTAAAAACTTCCACGAGAATAGATTCAATATTTGTAAAATGCCTCGTCAGACGGGTAAGTCCACTACGTCTGTATCATATCTGTTACACTATGTTGTTTTTAACGATAGTGTTAACGTCGGCATTCTTGCAAACAAAGCAGCAACTGCTAGAGACTTGTTAGGTAGATTGCAGACTGCATATGAGAATTTACCTAAGTGGATGCAGCAAGGAATAATATCATGGAATAAAGGTTCTTTGGAGTTAGAAAATGGTAGTAAAATCTTGGCGGCTTCTACTTCTGCTAGTGCTGTTAGGGGTATGTCTTTCAATATCCTATTCCTCGATGAGTTTGCTTTTGTTCCCAATCACATCGCTGAAGCTTTCTTTTCTAGTGTTTATCCTACTATTACTTCTGGTAAAACAACTAAAGTCATAATGGTTTCAACCCCTCACGGGATGAACCACTTCTATAGATATTGGCATGATGCTGAAAGAGGAAAGAATGAATATATTCCAACTGATGTTCATTGGTCACAAGTTCCAGGTAGGGATGATGAATGGAGAAGGCAGACTATTGCAAACACATCTGAACAGCAGTTCAAGATTGAGTTTGAGTGTGAATTCTTAGGATCTGTTGATACTCTTATTAGTCCATCTAAACTTAGAACTCTTGTCTATGAAAATCCTATAACAAGAAATGCTGGATTAGATGTATATGAAAATCCAGTTAAAGGTCATGATTATCTAATGACTGTTGACGTAGCAAGAGGAGTAAGTGAAGATTATTCTGCTTTTGTATTAGTAGATATTACAGAGTTTCCTCATAAGATTGTTGGTAAGTATAGGAATAACGAAATTAAACCAATGATATTTCCCAATTTAATTTGGGAAGTTGCAAAGAAATATAATAATGCATTTATCATGTGTGAGGTAAATGATATTGGTGATCAGGTAGCATCTATTCTAAACTTTGATTTGGAATATGAAAACTTATTAATGTGTTCTATGAGAGGTAGAGCAGGTCAAGTTGTAGGTCAAGGTTTCTCTGGTAAAAAGACACAACTTGGAGTTAAGATGTCCAAGACAGTTAAGAAGATAGGTTCTCTTAACTTAAAAACTCTTATTGAAGCAGATAAGATTGTATTTAAGGATTATGAGATTATATCTGAATTAACGACATTTATTCAAAAAGCAAATTCCTTTGAGGCAGAAGAGGGGTGTAATGATGACCTTGCAATGTGTTTAGTCATATATGCATGGTTAGTCCAGAATGATTATTTTAAAGAACTTACTGATCAGGATGTTCGTAAGAGATTATATGAAGAACAAAAGAATCAGATAGAGCAGGATATGGCTCCATTTGGGTTTATGGATGATGGATTAGATGGTGATAGTTTTACAGATGCTGATGGTGATAGGTGGTTTCAAGGAAAAGCAGGTGATGAGTATGGAGATATGTCTCACATGTGGGAATATATGTCATAATGGAATTTGATGATAGGCAATTAAAACTAGGGCATTTATTGCTTGTTGATAGAAAATGTAGAGTATGTGGAGAAAAGAAAAATTTAATTGATGGATTTTATAGAACTAGGAAAAGTAGAGGAGCAGTTGCATCATCATATTCTTATGAATGTAAGATTTGCACTGTAAGAAGAATAATAGATAAGAGAAAAAAGAAAGCATTTAGTGATTGGTCATATCCAGATTGGTAACTGTTCACTCCATGTTTCCCCACTGTAAATACCCCTTTTAATAAATATTTTCAGATAAACTGAGACATCGGAGAAAAACATGGCAACTCCTCAATTATCTCCTGGAGTACTGGTAAGGGAGGTTGACCTAACAGTAGGAAGAGCGGAGAATGTATTAGACAATATAGGTGCTATTGCAGGACCATTTGAAATTGGACCTGTAGATGACATCATCGAAATTAGCACGGAAGAGCAACTAACAAATACCTTTGGTTCACCCATAGGAACTGATGCACAGTATCAATATTGGATGACTGCATCATCTTTCCTTTCATATGGTGGTGTTCTTAAAGTTGTTAGAACTGCAGGTGATAACCTAAACAATGCTAACGCAGGTGTTGGTATTGCATCAACAACAACACTTCAAATTTACAACTATGATGATTATCTAAACAATCATCAAAGTGATGCAACATTCACTTATTCCGCAAAAAATCCTGGCACATGGGGTAACGGTCTTCAAGTTTGTCAAATTGACGATGCTGCAGACCAAATAATTGGTGTTGCAACTGGTAACCTTTATCTTGCTGGTGCTCGTGTTGGATTTGGTGTTACTGCCAATATAGACGGAGCAATTATACCAGGCATCGGAACAACTGGTGGATTCACTGGATATCTTAAAGGAATCATCACTGGTGTTTCTACTGCAACAGGAACTGGTAACACAATGTCAACAATTGATGTAAAGATTACATCAAGAGTCTCTGAGATTGCAGGTGTTACATCTTACTATCCTATCAGTTACGCTGAAGGTAATAGCATAACAGCATTTAGTAAGACTTCCGCAGTTCAATTTATTAACAATTCAGGTATTAAGACTGGTCACACTGCTAATCCTGTTATCAATTCTGCCAAGGATTGGTATGATGAGCAGACATTGGGTATTGAGAATTCCACTGTTTTCTGGAAGACATTAGCACCTAGACCAATTAGTAGCAATTATGTTACTGAAAGAAGTGGTAAGAACGATGGAATGCACGTTGTTCTAGTTGATGATGAAGGTAGACTTACTGGAATCAAAGGAAACATTATAGAGAAGCATCTCAATCTTTCTAAAGCAAAAGATGCAGTTTCTGCAATCAATCCACCACAGAAATCATACTATAAAGATTATCTTGCAACTTATTCAGATAATCTCTATGCAGGTAAGAACCCATCAGCTGCTGCAGATTCTTACTTTGGAACTGCTCCTTTAGCAACTGGATTCTCAACATCATTCACTCCTGTTACAACTGGAGATGGTTTATGGGGTCTAGATGCACAGGGTGTTACTTACTCTGCACTAGGTAACGTAAGTTACAAACTTCTATATGGACAAGATTATGGTTCAATTCCATCTGGTGAAACAAAAGGTGGAATGAGTGCTACATTAGCAGACCTAATGACTTCATATAGATTATTCTCAAATAAGGATGAGGTTCAAGTTGATTACCTCATCATGGGTCCAGGATGCAATACAGAATCTGATTCTCAAGCAAAAGCAAATCAATTGCTTTCAATTGCTGGAGACAGAAAAGATTGCATGGCAACAATTAGTCCACATAGGGCAAATGTTGTAAACATTACTAACACTGAGACTCAGACTGAGAACGTTCTTAACTTCTTTAGTCCACTTCAATCATCATCTTATGGTGTATTTGACAGTGGTTATAAGTATATGTTCGACAGATTTAACAATGAATTCCGTTACATTCCTTGTAATGGAGACGTTGCTGGTCTAATGTGTCGCACAAATCTTACATCATATCCTTGGTTCTCACCTGCTGGACAGCAGAGAGGTGTTATAAACAATGCAGTTAAACTTGCATATAACCCAAGTAAGTCTCAAAGAGACAGACTTTATCCAAATAGAGTTAATTCTTTCGTAACCACACCTGGTATCGGAACACTTCTCTTTGGTGATAAGACTGCACTTGGATATGCATCAGCATTTGATCGAATCAATGTTCGTCGTTTGTTCCTAACAATTGAGCAAGCACTTGAAAAAGCAGCACAAGCTCAACTCTTTGAACTCAATGATGAGTTGACAAGAGCAAACTTTAGAAACATCGTTGAACCTTATCTTCGTGACGTTCAGGCTAAGAGAGGATTATTTGGATTCCTCGTTATTTGTGACACTACAAATAACACTCCTGATGTTATTGATAATAATGAGTTCCGAGCAGACATCTTCCTGAAGCCTGCAAAGTCTATCAATTACATTACCTTGACCTTCGTTGCTACCAGAACTGGTATTAGCTTTGAAGAAGTCGCAGGTAGAGTTTAAGTTCTAGCTCTAAATATCACAGGAGGAATTAATCAATGGCAACATCCAGAGCAAACAAAAACATTTCGCAATTTAAGTCGAAACTGATAGGTGGCGGTGCTAGACCGAATTTATTTGAAGTTGAACTTACTACGTTACCACCTAACGTAGTAGCAGATTGGGATGCTGATATATTTCAGTTTATGTGCAAAGCTGCAGCATTACCTGCTCAGAATATTGCAAATATCGACATCCCATTCAGAGGTCGAATTTTTAAAGTTGCTGGAGACAGAACAATTGATACGTGGACTATCACGGTTATCAACGATGAAGACTTCAGATTTAGAAATGCCTTTGAAAATTGGACACAGCAAATTGCTAATCTAGATGATAATATGGGAACAACTGACCCATCTGCCTATATGGTCAATGCTAAGGTATTCCAACTTGGTAGAGGATCAGAAAAGAGTAGTCAAAATAATGGTGGAACTGAGAATGTAGTATTAAAAGAATACGAATTCCAGAATATATTTCCAACAAATGTGTCAGCTATTGACTTATCTTACGATACAGGTGATACTATAGAAGAGTTCACAGTAGAATTTCAAGTTCAATCACTTAAATTAACTGGTGCTGGTCAACCTAACTAATCTAGGGTTGATAAATAGTAAAAAAGTTTCGTAATCATGGCAAAGCTCTTTGGGTTCTCGATAGAGGACGCAGACGAACAATCACTACCTAAAACGGCGGTCTCTCCCGTTCCTCCAAATAACGAGGACGGGAATGATCACTTTTTAAGTAGTGGTTTTTTTGGTTCTTATGTTGATATTGAAGGAATATATAGGACTGAGTTCGATCTAATTAAAAGATATCGTGAAATGGCTCTTCATCCTGAAGCAGACAGTGCAATAGAAGATATTATAAGTGAAGCATTAGTATCAGATACAAATGATACTCCAGTAGAAATTAATTTAGATAATCTTAATGCAAGTGATGGTATTAAGACTAAGGTTAGAGAAGCATTTAAATTTATAAAAGATTTATTGGACTTTGATAAGAAAGCACATGAGATTTATAGGAATTGGTATGTAGATGGTAGAATATATTATCATAAAATAATAGATTTAAAAAAACCTGAAGAAGGTATTCAAGAGTTGAGATATATTGACGCAATGAAAATGCGTTATGTAAGACAACAGAAAAAAAATAAAGATGATAAGTATAGGGTTAATAATAATGCTATTAGTCAAAACCCAATGGATTATGAGTTTCCTGAAATAGAGGAATATTTTATATATACACCAAAACAAACTTATCCTGTTGGTAATGCATCTCCAAATAGTGGAAATAATGGAATTAAAATTGCAAAGGATGCAATAACATACTGCACATCAGGTTTAGTTGATAGAAATAAAGGAATTGGTCTATCATATTTACATAAAGCAATAAAATCTCTCAATCAATTAAGGATGATTGAGGATAGTTTGGTTATATATAGACTATCCCGTGCTCCAGAGCGCAGGATTTTCTACATTGATGTTGGTAATTTACCGAAGATAAAGGCAGAGCAATATCTCCGTGATGTGATGATGCGATATCGGAACAAACTTGTCTACAATGCTGACACAGGAGAAGTCCGAGATGACAAGAAGTACATGGCAATGCTTGAAGATTTCTGGCTCCCTAGAAGGGAAGGAGGTCGTGGAACTGAAATTTCTACTCTACCTGGAGGTCAAAACCTTGGTGAAATCACGGATATTGAGTACTTCAAAAAGAAATTATATAGGTCGCTCAATGTACCCACATCAAGAATGGACGGAGAAGGAGGATTCAATCTGGGAAGATCCTCTGAGATATTAAGAGATGAGGTTAAATTTAGTAAGTTTGTAGGACGTTTGAGAAAGAGATTCTCAAATATGTTTGCAGATATGCTAAAAACTCAATTACTTCTTACGAATGTAATTACTCCCGAAGATTGGGAAGTAATGAGTGAGCATATACAGTTTGATTTCTTATATGATAATCACTTTACTGAACTAAAAGAAACAGAATTACAGAATGAAAGGTTAGCATTACTTGCTACGACAGAACCATATATTGGAAAGTATTACTCTCAAGATTGGGTTAGACGTAAGGTTCTACGTCAAACTGATGAAGAAATTATTGAAGAAGATGAAAAGATTGAACAGGAGATTAAGGATGGTATTATTCCTGATCCTGCAGAAATGATGTTAGATCCAGAAGGTTCTGGTGGTATGAGACCAATGCCAATAGAAGGAGAACTTGGTGATAATGGTGCTGGTGGAGAACCCGATGCTGCACTTAGATCAATGGATGTTGATAGTAAAGCAACAACTATGGATGCAAATATAGCTAAACCAAAAGGCGGAGAAATATAATGGATATGCATCAGCCCCAAAGAGATGAGGCTGGTAGACCATTCCTAAAAGTAGGTTGGGATATGCAGCATATTCGTTTATTGCATACTGCAGTTTCTTATTATATTCATCGTATGTATCCAAAAAATATTAAGGATGTGAACGGTGAAAAGGAAAAGATGATGGCGATGAGGGATACTTTAAGTAAAATTATTCTTGAGTATAATTATCAGTCGCAATAAATAGTGTCTAAATAGTATACAGTTACTCATTTGACACTATTAACATGGATGAACTTATGGATATGATTGCTGCGGATGATTCAGCCTCACAGGTTAGCGATAAGATAAAAGATCTTTTATACGCTAAGTCCTCACAGAGAGTTGATGAATATCGTCCAGCTGTGGCATCTGGTGTTTTTAATTCTGACAATGGACCTACTCAATCTGAAGTTGATGCCGAATTAGAAGCAGAAACGGAAGTTGAAACGGAAATTGAAAATGAGGAAGAAGAGTAATTATAAATAACTAGTAAATGAATTTTAATACTATAAGGTTTGTATAAATGGCTCATCAACCCGTAGGAAGTGGTGCTTCCATAGCATTAACAACTGATACTGCAAATACTACAAGTAGTGGAATAGCTCAACAATCAGATACTTTGAGAGTTGTTCTCGTAGGGGCTGATGCTGTGCAAGGTGCTCACGTTGCAGTGGGAACTGATGCTTCTGCCACAACCGCAAGTTATTATGTTGCTAAAAACGTTCCTGCATCCATTAGTATAAGTAGACCTTCTTCTCAAAGAGTGGTTGGAATTACTACTGGTAGCACAACATTAATCGATTTTCCTGAAGGAACTGGTTCACCATTTGGTTTAGGATCTCGTGTTAATTTGACAGTAACAGGTCAAAGTTATTATGATGATGCAGTTGGTTTTGCAACTGTAACTAAAGTATGGAGTGGAGCTGGTAGAAACGGTAATTTTTCAACAAGAGTTACTGTTGATGCAAATACTTCTGGTATAGTAACAGCATACAGTTCTGATAACTATGCAGAATTGAGAAATTCATTTAAAGTGAGTGCTCTTGCTAAAGGTGGTGCTGCCACTGGAAAAAGCACATTATATTATCAACAAGTTCAGATAACAGGGGAAGGTTGATGAAACTCATTACGGAAGAAATTGAATCAGTAGAATTTCTTGTCGAAACTAGAAACGGTAAGAAATCAATGTATATTGAGGGTGTTTTCCTTCAAGGAAACATAAAGAACCGTAATGGTCGCATGTATCCAATGGAAACTCTTAGGAGGGAAGTTGGACGTTACAACGAAAATCACGTTGTATCTGGCAGAGCTCTTGGAGAACTTGGTCATCCAGAAGGTCCTACCGTAAATCTCGATAGGGTCTCTCATAAAATAGTATCACTTAAGGAAAGTGGTTCTAACTTTATTGGTAAGGCTAAACTTCTTGGCACACCAATGGGTAAAATTGCATCTTCACTTCTTGACGAGGGTGTAAAATTAGGTGTATCTTCTCGTGGTATTGGATCTTTAAAGCCAACCCGTGAAGGTGTTAATGTAGTCGGTGACGACTTTATGTTAGCAACTGCTGCTGACATCGTTGCTGATCCTTCTGCTCCCGATGCATTTGTTGAGGGAATTATGGAAGGAAAAGACTGGGTGTGGGATGGTGGTATTCTTCGTGAGAAGTTTGCTGCTAAGACGTATCAAGAGATTGATACATTGACTACACAGAAGAAATTAGAAGAGCGTAAATTGGCTCTATTTAATAATTTCTTATCAAACTTATAAATATTCTAAATAAATATAGATTTAATCAAGCGTAAATCGGAGAAACCTTCAATGTCTAGTGGAAATCAATTACAAGAAATGGAAGTAGGCACAAAGCAATCTAAGACTGCTGTTAATGCTAATGCCAAACCAGCAGAACCAATGCCAAAACTAACTACTGGTGGAACTGCACCAAGTTATGAGGACTTAGGTGGCCCTACCCCAGATAACTATAGCCCTACTAATGATAGTGCTAAGTTAAAAGATCCTGCTGGCAGTCTGAAGAAAGTAGCCGATGCGATAACAAATCGTAAAGGAAAAACTCTAAAGCAAGGAGACGAAGTAGAAGTGACTGACGAACAAGAAGTTGTTGCAGAAGAACCTGCTACTGAAGTAGAAGAAACAATCGTTGCCGAAGAGGAAACTGTCGAGGAAGAGACAGTTGAGTATGATATGGAAGACGATCTTAATGCTCTTGTCAAAGGTTTAGAACTCAGTGAGGAGAACCAAGGCAAAGCAAAGACAATCTTTGAAGCCGCTATCAACTCAAAAGCTTCCGCAATCCGTGCAGAAATTCAAGAAGAGTTTGACTCTAAACTTGATGAGCATGTAGAAGAAATTAAGGTAGGTCTACAAGAACGTGTAGATTCTTACCTTGAGTATGTCGCCGATGAGTGGTTCGATGAGAACCAACTTGCCATTGAAAATGGCCTTAAGGCAGACATGACCGAATCATTCCTTGAAGGAATGAAGGGTCTTTTTGAAGAACATTATGTAGAAATCCCTGAAGAAAAATATGATGTCCTTAAGAGTATGGTAGAAAAACTTGATGACATGGAAACCAAGCTCAATGAGCAAATAGAAAAGAATATCAATCTCAACAAGAGTCTCGCTGAGGCAACTGCTGATGGTATCTTAGAATCTGTTTCTGATGGCCTTGCTGCCACACAGAAAGAGAAGCTCGCTTCACTTGCTGAAAGTGTAGAGTTTGAAAGTGACGAAGAGTATCGTGAAAAGTTAGAGACATTGAAGGAATCTTATTTCACTTCAAAAGCTCCAACTACAAAGACTGAAACACTATCTGAGGGACTAGATTCTGCACCAGAAACTTATTCTGGATCAATGGAATCATACCTTAAGACACTTTCAGCTTTCAAAAACTGAATTTAAGATTATTCAAACGTAAACACTATTAGGTAAACTAAGATGTTCCAATCAGAACATTTAGTCGAAAAGTGGAAACCCCTCCTAGAATATGAGGGTCTCGATAAAATCGAAGACAATCATAAGAGATCGGTTACTGCTGTTCTACTAGAAAACCAAGAAAAATTTTTAAGAGAGTCATCTGCTTTCCAAGAAAGTGGATCACTACTTAACGAAGCCGCACCAACAAACTCTGCAGGTAGTAACCCTGCTGGTTTCAGTGGTAATGCAACTGCATCTGGTCCTGTTGCTGGTTTCGACCCTGTTCTAATCTCATTGATTAGACGTTCAATGCCAAACTTGGTCGCATATGACCTTGCTGGTGTTCAACCAATGTCTGGTCCTACTGGACTTATCTTCGCAATGCGTTCTCGTTACGAGAAGCAGACTGGAACCGAAGCGTTCTACAACGAAGCAGATACTGCATTCTCTGGAATGAATGCTAGTTATAACAATACCTCTGGATTCGGTAATACATCCGTTGGTTTTGGTACAACTAACCAGACAGGAACTAACCCATCTGTTCTTAACCCAACTTCTTCTGCTACTTCTACTGACTATAACACTGGTCAGGGTATGGAAACAAGTGAGGCTGAGGCACTTGGAACTTCTGGTTCAGCAGCTTTCAACCAGATGGCATTCTCAATCGAGAAAGTCACTGTAACTGCACGTTCCAGAGCACTTAAAGCTGAGTACTCATTAGAGCTTGCTCAAGACCTTAAGGCAATCCATGGCTTGAATGCTGAAGCAGAACTTGCTAATATCCTTTCTACTGAGATCCTTGCGGAAATCAACAGAGAAGTTATTAGAACTATCTACAAGACTGCTGAACAGGGTGCTGTTTCAAACACTGCAACTGCTGGTGTATTCGACCTCGACATCGACTCAAACGGAAGATGGTCTGTTGAGAAGTTCAAAGGACTTCTATTCCAGATTGAGAGAGATGCTAACGCAATCGCACAAAGAACTCGTCGCGGAAAGGGTAACATCATCCTTTGTTCTGCTGATGTTGCTTCTGCACTTACAATGGCAGGTGTTCTTGATTACACCCCTGCACTTAATGCTAACCTTAATGTTGATGACACAGGCAATACATTTGCTGGTGTTCTACAAGGTAAGTATAGAGTCTACATCGACCCATATTCTGCTAACCTAGACGTTTCTGGTAATACCCAGACTAACGGTGGTAATCAGTATTATGTTGTTGGATACAAAGGTACTTCACCTTATGATGCAGGACTATTCTACTGCCCATACGTTCCACTACAGATGGTTCGTGCAGTTGGAGAGAACAGCTTCCAGCCTAAAATCGGATTTAAGACACGTTACGGAATGGTTGAGAACCCATTCTCACAAGGAACTACTCAGGGATTGGGTACTCTTACAGAGAATGCTAACCGTTACTACAGACGTGTTGCTGTTAAGAACCTTATGTAAGCTAGATGCTTATATTTCTTCAAAGTCAACTCCTTCGGGGGTTGACTTTTTTTTGTCTTGTGATATTATAGATTTACAAGC